ACCCATCTGCTAGTGGAGCAAATTTTGGTTTTCAAGTAGATACAGGAACAAATACTAGTTATGCTCAAACTATAACAAGTACATTTTTTGAAGCTGTGCATGGTGAAGATGGTTCAGGTGGTGCTTTAAGTTATAAAACTGCAAAAGACCAAGCACAAGGAACAGGATTACAAAGTTTAGGACAACCTGGAAATGAAACTGATCTAGGTATGTCAGGCTTACTTCATCTGTTTGAACCATCAAGTTCTGTGTTTGTAAAACATTTTATTGCTAGAAGTAATTTAACTGAAAATGGTGGAGTAGCTAGTGATAATTATATTGCTGGTTATATAAATACAACAACTGCAATTACTAGAGTACAATTTAAATCAAGTTCAGGAACATTAGATTCAGGAGTTATAAAATTATATGGCGTTAGTTAAATACAATAACAATTCAATTTCAAGTGTAACTGCTTTAGGTAGCTTACCTGCTGGTGGTTTAAATTTAATTACTACAAACACTATTACATCAGGAGTATCGTCATCTTCTTTTACTTCTAATATTAATAGCACTTATGATACTTATATGTTTAAATATATTAATATGCACCCAGCATCAGATGGAGTAAGATTTCAAGTAAATTTTAGAGATGGTGGTTCAGCGTTTGATGCTACAAAAACTTCAACGCATTTTTATGCTTTTCATGATGAAGCTGATAGTACGACAAATTTCAGATATGATACTAGTCATGATTTAGCACAAGGAACAGGTTATCAAGATTTAAACACTTCAGGAGTAGGTAATGGAAATGATGAAAGTATTTCAGGAACACTTTATCTTTTTTCACCATCTAGCACTAATTTTGTTAAACACTTTATGGATACTAATAATATGTATTTTAGTGATAATTATACTATTAATTCAAGAACTGCTGGATATTGTAATGTTACTGCCTCTATTGACGGAGTTGATTTTAAATTTGATACAGGAAATATAGATAGTGGCGTAATCAAAATGTTTGGATTAAGTAAATCATGAGCATAGTTAAATTAAATAATAGAGCAGTAAAAGATGCAACAGCAGTAGGTAGTTTTTCAGGACTTGGTAATTTAGTTTTTATATCAAGATCAACTGCTAGTTCATCATCAAGTTTAAGTATTACTTCAGGTATAAATAGCACTTACAAAGAGTATATATTTGTATTTAATAATATTCACCCAGCTACTAATAATGTAAATTTATTATTTAATATGTCCTCTGATGGTGGTAGTAATTACAATATTACTAAAACTACTACATATTTTAGAGCATATCATGCAGAAAGTGATGCAGAAGCAAATTTAGTTTATGAAGCTACTGAAGATTTAGCACAAAGTACAAGCTATCAGAATTTATCTATTTTAATTGGTAATGATAATGACCAATCAACAAGTGGAACTCTATATTTATTTTCTCCTTCAAGCGACACGTTCGTGAAGCATTTTATTAGTAGAATGAATGCTTATTATAGTGCAGATTTTACATTTGACCAACACGTAGCTGGATACGGAAATTCTACATCAGTTATAAATGCTGTGGACTTTAAAATGTCGTCAGGAGCCATCTCCTCAGGCACAATAGATATGTATGGAGTTCTATAAAAAATTATGATAATAACACAAACACAAGGAGAACAATATGACAAGATATAAAATGGTAAATGGTGAGAGAGTTCAACTCACAGCAGAAGAAGAAGCGACAAGAGACGCAGAAGAAGCGGCTTGGGAAGCTGGTGCAAAAGATAGAGCAATGGCAAATTTAAGATCAAAGAGAAATTCTTTGCTTAAAGAAACAGATCATTATGGTTTATCTGATGTAACTATGTCAGAAGATATGACAACTTACAGACAAGAATTAAGAGACTTGCCTAGTACAGTTGCTGATGATGACGAAGCTTCTGATGTTGATTCAATTACATTCCCAACAAAGCCGTAGTGGAACTTATATGTTATATTTTTATTGTCTTATGGATAATGGGAATGTCTAACTAAAGGATTCAAATATGCAATTATCAAAACATTTCAAGTTAGAAGAATTTGAAAAATCAATGACAGCTACTCGTAAGGGTATTGAAAATAAAGCTGGTTCAGGAGAAATAAAAAATCTTACTGATCTTTGTTATGGAGTATTAGAACCTGTAAGAGCAAAGTTTGATAAACCAATAACAATCACATCAGGATATAGGTCTGAAGAATTGTGTGTAGCAATAAATAGCAAAAAAACGAGCCAACATACAAAAGGAGAAGCGGCAGACTTTGAAATAGCTGGTATATCAAATCTAAAAGTAGCTTTATGGATTTCTAACAACTGTGACTTTGACCAACTTATTTTAGAATATTGGAAAGATGATGACCCTAACGCTGGTTGGATTCATTGTAGTTTCAAAGAGGGAAGTAATAGAAAACAAGTGCTGACATATTCAGGAGATAAGTATATAAATGGATTGCCTGAAGCTAAATGGTCAGGTGGTGAATTACAAAACTAGGAGTAAATATGAAACTAACAAAGAAACAAAAAAAATTGCCTAAAGGATTACAAATGGCAATTATGAAAAAGAAAAAGAAAACTAAAAAAAGGAAATAATTATGCCTTATCATACAGGACACGGAAAAAAGAAAAAGAAAAAGAAAAAAGGTAAAAAGAAGAAGTAATGGTTAAGGTCGCATCAATAAAGAATATTATTAAAGACCTAAAACCAAGACAACAAAAAACAATGAGAAGCCACGCAAGGCATCATTCATTGAAACATATGAGGTCTATGGCTACTGCTATAAAAAAAGGTAGAACTTTTGGCCAAGCACATAGATCAGCAATGAGGTCAGTAGGCAAGTGAGTGGTTTTACAACAACATCTACATTATCAGAAATGATTAATAAGATGAGATACAGAAAGAGAAGAACAAGTGGCAAAAAAAAGAAAAAGAAGAAAAGTCGCAAGAGATAAAGAACTTGATCTACCTAAAAAATATCTATCAGGACTTAAAGGTGGTAAGAGATCAGCTAGAGCAAGTCTAATTAAATCTATGTCAAGATTATATAAATCAGGTGCTAGAATACCAGCGTCTATGTTTAAATCTAGGAGAAAATAATGGCAGTTAAAAGAAAACCTTTATCTAAACAAGTTATCTCTACATTAAGAGCAAAAGCAAAGACTAGAAAAAATATTACATTAGGTCAGTTAAAAAAGGTTTATAGGAGAGGTCAAGGTGCTTTTTTATCTGCTGGTTCAAGACCTCGTACTTCTATGGCTAGTTGGAGTATGGGTAGAGTTAATAGCTTTTTAAGAGGTTCAAGAAAACACGATCTTGATTTAAGAAGAAAGAGAAAGAAAAGATAATGGCTAAAAATCCGAAAACAACTAATGAACATATTATAGCGTTGTACGGACACATAACAGGTCTTAAAAAAGCCATCAATAATCTAAAAACAAATCACATCAAACATCTACATATGGACGTAGAAAAAATAGACGAAAAGATAGATAGAAGATTCGACTCAATAACTAATTGGATAGTTTATGGTTTAGGTGCTGTTGCTTTGCTCGTAATTACCCAACTACTTTACATTTTCTCTAATTAACTGTACAAGTAAAACTTGTATGATTTACAAATCAGTATTAATAATTTCGGATACTCATATTCCTTATCACGCAAAAGAACTTATACCTTTTTTAAAACTATTAAAAAAAAAATACAAACCTGATAGAGTAATACATATTGGTGACGAAGTTGATAAACACGCTATGTCATTTCACGATTCAGACCCTGATTTGCCAAGTGCGGGAGACGAATTGAAATTATCAATACCTATTATTCAAGAATTAGAAAAACTATTCCCCAAAATGGACTTACTAGACTCAAATCACGGAAGTTTAGTTTATAGACGAGCATTAAAACATGGAATACCAAAAGCTTATTTAAGAAAATACAATGAGTTTTTAAAAGTAGGTAAAGGTTGGAGATGGTATGATGATTTAACAATAGATACACCTTTAGGTAAAGTTTATTTCTGTCACGGAAAAACAGCAGATGTTTTGAAACTTGCTCAATCTATGGGAATGAGTTGCTGTCAGGGTCATTACCACAGTTTGATGGGTGTGAGATATTACGGAAATAGTTTAGGGTTATATTTTGGATTACAAGTAGGTTGTATGATTGATTCTAAATCACTTGCATTTAGATATAATAAAGTTCAAAGAGCAAGACCAATAATAGGTTGTTCAATAATTTATAATGGGCTACCAATAATTGAACCATTTTTAAAAGACAAAAAAGGTAATTGGACGGGTAAGCTTTTATGAAGAAGAAATGCTGTGGAAAGTATGCTTTAAAAGGCGAGAGAGCAACGGAGAGTGCCTTAGATAGACAAGTGGGCAGCACACAACATTATAAAGATTTTAAAATACAACCTATTGACTTTATTACAGCTAATAAGCTTAGTTTTATTCAAGGTAA